GACCGCCGCCATTCCTGACACGTTTGGCGATATGAAACTTGCACATCATCGCCCCGACGACGGGTTCGTTGTGTGGCGAGGCGTTGTCGCCGCGAGTGCAAGGCTGAACCAAACAAACTTTCCGGACGGAGACCTCAAGAAGGTTCAACGGCACCTTGCGAAACACTTTGAAGAGTTCGATCGGACAGCGCCTTGGCTTCGCGATGCTGAAGCGTGGCTGAAGTTTACCGAGCGTCGAGATGAGTTTATTAAGACGCGAGGAAGCGAACCTGTTAGCGAGGAGCAACTTGCTGAGCTATTAGCCGATTCTGGACTTGAAGATGAAGCGATTACGTTAATGACTTCTGACGAACCAACGTCGGAGTCCGTAGTCGAACTAGTCCAAAAAGAAATTACAGAAGACCACATGGAAGACATGGATGCGTTTGCTGACGGTGTTCGAAAGCAGATGAACGATATCAAGTTCGCTGTCCGAGCCGCCATTAAACATGTTGACGACTTTCAAAATAGTTATCGAGGTGCCGACGCCAAATACAGCCCAGAAAAAACGGAGGAAGAATCCGTTGTCGATCGCAATAGCTTGGAAGAGGGCATCGTGCTAGAGTTATTTGAGAGCGATGCTAAAAAAGAACAAAGCGATGAAGTAATTGCGGTCGACCAAACGCTTTTGGCTGATGCCATACGAAGTGGACTTAGTGAAACGGTGATCGAGCTTGTTAATTCAGAAACGCAAAAAGCGGTCAACGCGATGCGCGGTCGAATCGATTAGGAGAACGCTATGAGCAAACAGGGAATGACTCGGGAGGAGCTTGGAGATTTCGTTGTCGAAACCTCTATTCCTGCTCTCAAAAATCAACTTGGCGAAGATGTCGCGAAGTTGGTATCAGACAACATTGAAAAGATGGCCTCCGATCCAAATGGCCCGTGGGCCAAGGCGACCAACACCGCAGGCGGCCTCCTTAACGGCCGGCCGCAGAGTGCGCCAAAACAACGCGAAAAAGGCATCGCCTTCGCAAGAGTCGTTCGCGCGATGGCTGCTGCCCGTATGCACAAGATGGGCGCTGAAGGTGCGACTAACGTATTGCGTGGATGGGGCGATGACGATATTGCCGACACCATGCAATCAGCACAAACGAAAGCTCTCGCCGCTGGCGATGCCACGGCCGGAGGATTCTTGGTTCCTACTGAATTCAGTAACGAGGTTATCGAACTTCTTCGCGCGCAGTCTGTCGTTCGTAAGCTTGGCGCTCGGACAATTCAGATGCCGACCGGGACGTTGAAGTTTCCGAAGATCGCAACTGGCGCAAACGCAACCTACATAGGCGAGAACGTTAACATCGGAAAGAGCGAAGAAACGTTTGGTCAGTTGACGCTTACGTTTAAAAAGCTCGCCGTTCTAACGCCAATCTCTAACGACCTTCTTCGCTATAGCTCTCCAAGCGCAGACGCGATTGTTCGCGACGACTTGGTAAGCGCGATGGCGACAAAAGAAGACACGTCGTTTTTGCGAGGCGCTGGAACAGACGCGACCCCGAAGGGTCTGTTGAACTGGTGCTTGGCTGACCAAAAGATCGCGTCGAACTTAACAGTCAATCTTGCCAACATTACTGATGACCTTGGTCAGTTGGTAGTGAAGTTGAAACAGGCCGACATCCCGATGATTTCTCCGGGTTGGATCATGGCGCCGAGAACCGAACAGAAACTTGCCACCATTCAGAATGCGAATGGTGCGTTCGTATTTCGTGATGAGATTATTCGTGGCACATTGTGGGGATGGCCGGTTGGTGTAACAACCAACGTTCCCATCACGCTCGACACGACAGGCGCGGGAAGCGACAACGAGTCTGAAATCTATCTAGTCGACTTCGCGCAGGTCATTATTGGCGAGTCAGCAGGTCTTCTGGTTGACTCATCACAAGAGGCCGCCTATCACGACGGCTCAAATGTCCAAGCCGCCTTCAGTCTAGACCAGACTGTTGTTCGTGCAATAGCTGAACACGATTTAGGAATGCGCCACGACAAAGCAATTGCGATGTTGACAGGCGTTACGTGGACTCCATAGGCCGCTGGAAAACTTAATTGCCGATGAGGTATAGAACATGATTACAAGGGACGTTGCTCAAATTAAATCGCTAAGCGCGGTTATCGTAAAGTCGTACGACGCCAGTTGCGGCAGTAACGACGGCACGACAGGTAACGAGGTGAAGGGTCGCATCATTGATCGTCTTGGCCTTGGGACTGGTTATACCGCCGCACTCATAAGTGCGACAGGCTGGGGTGACATTGGAACAAGTACGGCGTCTGGCACGAAGTTTATGACAGTGGGTGCGCGTTTACTTCATTCGAGTACAACGTGTGCGGACGACTTTAGTGAACTGTCGACAGCGCATCGTGCTTCTAATCAAGCGTTGTTCTTAACAGGCAACACAACCTCCACGCTTGCTAGTGGCTTTATGGCTACCTCAACAAGCGTTGGAACGTTTGGTGTCTTTACAGCTACGGCCACGGGAAGCGCGGCCGGAGAGTCGAATGCGTTTTTGGATCTGACAGGCGCGCAACGTTTCATTCAGGCGGCACTGTTATGGAATGCGAACGCGAGTAGCTCTGGAGGCTCGGCGTTGCATGAGGCTGGTGTGAACATTTCGTTTGGCGCACCTGATCAGGTACCGCTAATGACGACGTCGACTGCACCTGTTTATCTAACAACGTGTAACGACGCATAAAGACCTCATGGTTAAGGTTGAGGTTGTTGGACGACCTTTATCGCTTAGACCAAGAGGTCCGATGTTTCAGGTTGGCGAGAGGTTTTCGTTAGACGACACCAACCCTGAGCATGCGAGCTATATTAGGCGTGGCTGGGTTCGTTTGGTCCCAGTCGCGCCTTTTTTATGTAGTAAGAAAAAGTCAGTGATCGACCCACCAGCCGACAAGATGATCCGTAGATCGAAAACAAAAAGAAAAGGACGGAGAGCATGAGTAGCCACATCGACGGGAAAGAGGCGGAGCCCGGAAGCGGTGTTCGTTTCGATCACGAAGCGGATAGCGGGTTCGACTTAAAGATTCTCGATAAAGAAAAAGCCATTGTTGAAGGAACTCCTAAGCGTGACAAGGTTGCGATAGTTGGATTCGCCACGTCGAGTAGAGACTTGGCACCGTTTGACGACCCGTCGTATGAGGTTTGGACACTAAACCAAATCTATCGACACGTGCCTCGCTGTAGTAGGCATTTCGATATCCATTCCTATTGGGAAGAGGACAACGTTGAAGGTACGGACCATCGCGGCTGGATACGCGACTGTCCGAGGCCCGTCTACATGCACGACACGGAGCAGGACCTTCCGAATAGTGTTCGGTATCCGATTGAAAAGGTTATCGAGATGGCCGGAATCGACTACTTCACCAGCACGGTCGCGTTCGAAGTTGGCCTCGCAATGTTGGAGGGGTTTAAAACGATAGGACTTTACGGTATCGATTTAATTGTCGGAACCGAGTACGCAGAACAGAAAGCGTGTTTAGAATTCTGGCTCGGCTTAGCTCACGGGAAAGGGATTGAAGTTATTATTCCGGGTCAGTCGGCGCTCTTAAAACAATCGCATCGCTATGGATACGAACGCGAGCCTGACTTTGGTCCTTTAAAAATTAGCGAGGTGTCGAGTCGAATCGACCATCTCTCGACGGAGCGCAATCGAAAGATGGCGCTCGTAAACGCTTTAGACGGAGCGCTAGCTGAAAACGAGCGCAAGGTAAGAGAGATTGACGAACTGACTCCGAAGGAACGGATGAACGTGTTACAAGAACAGAGAGGCGAGGCTCTCGCAACAATAGCGACTATCGACGGAGCAGTACAGGAGGCGACATATTGGCGTGACCTGTTTACGCTTCGCGGTCGTGGCGCGGTTGTGAACTCGATTATGTAAATGCTGACCGTATGCACTAGCAGTACGGAATCTCAACTCGCGCATCTAGGCGACCTAATGACGATGTTAGGCGTGACAGCCTCGTCATCGGGAATGGACCTTGCGCTGACACAGGCGAGTGGATGGGCCGAACGCTATGTCGGGTTTCCGTTACGTCGACAGGTGTACGAAGAGACGGTGGCTAGTTACGGCTCTCAAAACTTAATGCTCAGCCGCACACCAATCATAAAGGTGCAGCGTTTTTTTGATTCGACTAGCACATGCGAAGCGACGGAATTTCAATCGAGCGAATATCGTGTTGCGGACCCCGAGGCTGCTGGATTTATCGGGCGCGATCAAGGTTTCAGATGGACAGCGCAGGAGCGATACAGTCTTGGGAGTTACGTCGTTCCTCACAGCGAATTGAAGCCTTGGCTCGTGGTGTACGAGGCGGGATTTCAGTTTCCAGAAACGTCAAGTACGGAAAGCAAATGGGCGACGACGACAACAGCCAACACGTTACCGCCAACTATCGAGAGAGCCGTTCTAATTCGAGCCGCAGAAATGTATCAAGGCATGGCCAGCGTTAAGAGCATGAAGGTTGGCCCGTTGTCGGTTACGTATTCAAGCGAAGGATATGACACGCCACAAACGTTACTGAGACCGTTTATGAGGATTGAGACCACCTGATGCCTTTCAACGTCAACGTGTTTTCAAAGCTGATGCAGCAAAACGTAACAGTGGAGCCGTTCGCGTCTTACGACTCATATGGGAATGCCAGTTACGGATCGGCCGTCGCGTATGAGGCGGCGGTAGTCGGAAAGATTGAGCGAGTGGTGACAGTTGAAGGGCAAGAGGTTCCTAGCCGCCAAACGGTCTATCTAAAAAGTAACGTGACACTTCGCCCGGAAGATCGCATTACGCTATCGACTGGAGATGTGGGATCGACGGAAGGTTACGCGATCAATCCGGCCATCGTTTCGATCGGCCATTTCCCGTTCGGAAAGAGTGCTGGATGCACGGTGGTTTATTTAAAGTGAGAGCGACATGACTAAGATTGATATTGAGATTTCCGAGGCCGCAAAAAAGAACCTGAAGACGTTTTGCCGTGTGTCTGATTTAAAGACTGACGAGGCTGTATCGTGGCTTATTTTTGAAACGGCCGTTCCTTCTATCTCTCGACAATCTAAAACGACACGCAATCAAAAGATGTCTATCTCGTTAAGCGATAAGGCGTCGAAAGTCTTGTCCGGAGTTTGTAAACGGACACGGTCGAGCGAAGGCGTTGTTGTTGATGCGTATTTATTGAGGCGCTTTTAGTTATGGAGTTGAACGTTAAATATTTACGATGGAGTTGAACGTTAAATATTTGAACGGAGTTGAACGTTAAATATTTAAATGGAGTTGAACGTTAAATTGTTCAACGGAGTTCAACGTTAAATATTTACGATGGAGTTGAACGTTAAATTATTAAATGGAGTTGAACGTTAAATTATTAAATGGAGTTGAACGTTAAATTTTAAAATGCGACTACACCTGAAGGGTCATAAACAGGTCGCCGCGAAACTTAAAAGTCTCGCGATTGAGTTTCCAAAGGCCGCTGCGATAGCGTTAAACCACGAAGCGGAAGAAACGTTAACGCAAGCGCTTGAGTGGACGCCTGTACGGACTGGTCGACTTAAGCGTACTGGGAAAATTCAAAGCTACGCAAAGCCGAAGAGTCTCTTCGCGCGACTCACTTACGGTACTGATTACGCTCTATATGTACATGAGATACCTCCGGGTCCGAAGAAGCCACAACAAGCACTAAGGCCGACGAAGAAGAAGAAAAAACCAGCCACAACAAAAGACGCTGGCCCGTCAGCGGAACGTCGTGCGTACCATGCGCCTCCAACGCGATGGAAGTTTTTAGAGGCCGCTGTTGATATGCACGCTAAGGGATTCGAACAACGAATTGGTAAAGAGATGAAAGACATTGTGGGGTTGTAATGCTACTTGACGATATTTCTGACCTCTTAACGACTGGCGGAGTAACGACATCAATCTTTAAGTCGTTTCTTCCGGAGCAACCAGATAACGCTTTAGTGTTAACCGAAACGGCCGGACAAGGACCGATTCACGCCATGTCGACCGGACCGGGAAACGCTCAACTAGAGATTGCCGGCCTTCAGGTAATTCGTCGCTCTGCTAGTTACCAAACGGCTCGTCTTGAAATGCAAACCGTTATGGACTTGCTAGATGGCTTAACAGAGCGCACCATTAACAGTACGAGGTACTCGTACGTCGAAGCGAGGCAAGTTCCTTTTAGTATGGGTCGAGATGAGTCAGAAAGGTCGTTAGTGTCGGTTAACTTTTTAGCCTATAAGACTCGGTCAACGGAGTAAGTAAATGGCGACAGTGGTTTATACGAACGCGAAAATTTTTATTGGTGGGTACGACCTAAGCGCTGACCATAGCGAGCTTGGACTCGACTACGCATCTGAACTGCAAGACGTGACAACCTTCGGACAAGACACACGCATTAAAACAGGAGGTCTTGAAACGGCGTCGGTGTCGGGAAACGGGTTTTGGAATGGCGGAACCAATAACGCTGACCAAGCGTTCTTCAATTTCGTTTCCGCGACCGGAGGCGAGTATTCAAACCCACCTCTAGTCCTGTTTGGTAACGGAATTACTGAAGGCGCTGAGCTTGGTGCTGGCTACGCGATGAAGGCGACGATAGCGAATTACAATATTGGTAACACGGTTGGCGACATGCTAACGTTTGACATCACGGCGGAAAGCGCCGGAATTAAATAAAAGGGAGACCTCATGGCCATTGTTAGAGCAATCCCACTAAAGGATGCGACGGAGACAGCGTTAACGAGTTGTGGGGTTGGAACAGCGTATGACATCGGAGCGGTAGCAGACGGAGAAAAGCTTTATGCGGGACTTCACGTTCTATCGTCATCAACTGGTGGGTTGACGGTGCGCTTACAAGGGTCCTCGTCAAGTGAGTTTGGTGCTGGGAAGTTTACGAGTCATGTCTCGTTTAGCGAGAACAGTTGTCGACACGGACAGTGGGCGACACCGTTAACAACGGGAACAATAACATCGACGCACCAACAGTTCTGGCGCGTTGAATGGGGAATGACAACGTCTGGTGAGTCTTACAAAATACTCCCGTGGATGGGTATTCAGTAAAGAGGTGACAAGAGATGGCAACACTGGTTTACACAAACGCAAAAATAGAAATAAACGGAACCGACCTTAGCGCTCACGCATCTGAAGTTGGATTGAACTACGCGTCCGAAATGCAAGACGAAACGGCGATGGGCGATGACACAAGAGTTCGCAAAGGCGGCCTGAAGGATTGGTCGATCGATGTCACATGGCATCAGGACTTCGCCGCTGGCGCAGTTGATGCAACGTTGTTCTCGTTAGTCGGAACGACCGATCGAAAGCTATAACCCTGTGGGCGGTGCTGTTGGTGCGTTACTTGATGCGCCGACGACGTTCCAGTCCGCTGGTTCGCTGTCGCGTGCCAGTTCGTCGTAGGCGGGATGAAGGTTAACGGTAAGAGCGGGTCGCTGTTCTTTCGTTACCAGAAGGCGGTCAATTTGGGAGCGTGGACGATTGAGCCTGTTACTGGGACATCCGGTAACAGGTTTCGTCTTTCTGCTTCTGTCGAATCGCTTGTCGAGCCTTGGTGTAACGAGCGGCCGTTGGATGTGAAATTAGATTTCGGAAACGCACAATGGTTGTGGGAACACGTCGACCCGAAGACAACAGCGCCCACAATCACGATGGAACTAGAAAACGCACCCACAATCATTAAGGAGAGAGTTAATGGCTAACGTTTGGGCAGTAAAGCCGGAAGAGAAAAAGATTGAACTCGTTTGGGATGATGGAAACACAAAACGAGAATTCTGGATTTCAGTAAAGCAACGCCTGACGGTGGGCGAAAACAGAAACATGCTGAAGTCGATTAGTACCGTCTCGACAAAGATTGCCGCACGAGGACAAAAGTCCGAAGGCGGTGCGGAGGCGAACTTTGAATGGACCGAGTACTCGTTCGCACGATGCTCGGCGTACTTACTTGACTGGTCGTTAACTGACGAGTCGAACAATAAGTTACCACTCGACCGTCCGACACTAGAAAGCTTCAACCAAGAGGTCTTCGATCTAATCGACAACGCGATTGATAAACACGAACAGGACGTAAACGAAGCACACGAAAAAAAAACAAACAGTGGTGGGCGGAAGCGCAAAGCGACATAGCGATTATGCGTCGTATGGGGTGGTCGTGGCAGGACTACTCCGGACTCCCGGTCGTTTATGTCCCACCGCTTCTTGAGTACTTGCGAAAGGAAGACACCGAGCGACGTCGGCAGTCGAAACGATAAATGATAGCAGGACGGATCGAGGCGATTCTTGAATTAAAGAATCGCATGAGCGCGAAGTTCAAAAAGGCCACGCAGGACGCTGAAAAGTTCCAACAGCGTATGGACAAGATTGGTCAAAACGCGACCCGTGTTGGTGGCGCGATGACTGCTGGTATCACGCTACCGCTCACGGCCATCGCCGTCGCCTCAGTAAGCGCCTTCTCGTCGTTTCAAAAAGAGATGAGTGGCGTGCAAGCCGTTACGCAAGCATCAGGAAAAGACTTTCAAAAGTTAGAAGGACTCGCGACACGCATGGGCGAGTCAACCGTCTTTACCGCAACGCAATCCGCAGAAGCGATGAAGGCGTTCGGTCTTGCCGGTTTTGAGACTGACGAGATTATGAGCGCACTAGAGCCAACGCTCAACCTTGCGGCCGCTGGATCGATGGACATGGCGACGGCCGCTGGTATCGCCGCGAAGGTCACACGCGGTTACGGAATCGAAGCGTCAGGCACGACACATGCGATGGACGTGTTAACGAAAGCGTTCACGACATCAAATACGAATCTTGAGGAACTCGGGAACAGTTTCAAGATGGTTGGGCCTGTTGCGAAGACTGCTGGTGTGTCGTTTGAGATGACAACTGCGGCTCTACAGACGATGGCCGACGCTGGCATTACGGGAAGCATGTCTGGCCGACAGTTACGTCGAGCCATGCTGCGGTTAGTCAACCCACCCGGAGAGGCTGCTAGGGCGCTTAAGAAGCTCGGCGTCGAAACGAGCACGGCAGAAGGTCGCATGAGACCCTTTGATGACATTGTTGCCGAGCTTGAACCGCATCTTCAGAACACTGCCGCGATGGCTGAAATCTTCGGAACGGTCGCCATGCCGGGTATGGTGGCTATTCTCGAAAAGGGTTCTGACGAACTACGCAACATGACCGCCGCGCTAGAGGACTCCGACGGGACGGGAAAACGTATTGCTGATGTTATGTTGCAGAATCTCAGCGGCGCGTTTACGTTACTGACAAGTGCGATGGAAGGCGTCTGGTTAGCGATTGGGAAACAACTAGAGCCAATCCTGATGACCTTAATGGAGGTCGGCACAAAAGTCGCTCATGTTATTTCGCGAGAAATTATTCCGGCATTTGCAACAATGGATCCGATTGTTAAGGTTGTCATTGTCGCGCTCCTCGCGCTCCTCGCGGCTGCCGGACCCCTCTTGATGATGTTCGGTTTATTAGCGCCAACCATCCCAGCTATCGTCGGAGCGTTAGGAACCATCGCCGGAGTCTTAACGGGTCCGGTTTTATTGTTTGGTGGCGCGTTAGCGACAGTGGTTGCGATCTATATTGCGCGAAGTGAGAAGGCGCGGAAGTTTGTTGTGGCGCTCGGTCGCGTTTTATTAAACCTCGCGAAGGTAGCGCTAAAGGGTCTCATTCTTGGTTTTAACTTAGCGCTGGACGCGCTCTTCGCGTGGTGGGATTTTCTTTTTCTTGCGCTCAACTTTTTAACGGGCGGTCTTGTTGAGAAAGCGTTCGACGCATTAACGGGTGGACTCACATGGTTAGCTGACGCACTCGGTGTTGCGGAAGAGGCGACTGAGGACACTTCGCAGGCGCTTGACGATTGCGCTGTCCCTGTCGCGACAGTAACAGACGCACTCGACGGACTCGCCGGCGAAATTGATGACGATGTCGTTCCGGCAGTTGAAGACATGACTAAGGCGTGGGAGGAGATTGCGAAAGGGTGGAAGACTGGAGCTATTCCTGAAGCCCAAAACATGATGCTCGCGCTTGCCGACGTTGGCGGCATTTCAAGATTGACCGTGGCTGAACAAAAAGCGCTTCATTCAACTATCGATACAGCTATCACCAAATATAAAGCGCTCGGACAAACAGCGCCGCAAGCGATGGTACGTGTCTGGCAAGCGACTCGATTGGTTGGAGAAGAAACTACACAGGTTGTTGCAAACATTATTGGTGCCATCAACACGCTCCCAACGTTTGCCGAAGCGTTCCCTTGGCTGGCAGAAGAAAACCAAATTAAAGTTACAACCTCGTTAGATCCGAATCAGATTGTTGGTGGTATCGAACCGGAGGGCATGGTGTCGGTCGGCCAAATGATGGGGTCGGGGTTACGGCGAGGATTTGCGTCGATTGTTAGAGGGATTCCTGACACCGTTATCGACGCGTTCAAAGGCGGTGGCGGTCTCTTCGGCGCGTTGCAAGCTATTGGAGCGCAAGCTGGCGCAGCGTTCGGCGGAAGCACGCTTGGTGCGCTTGGCGCGAAGCTGGCAAGTAAAGAAGGCGCAGGAAAAATGATGAAGGGATTCGCGTCAATGTTGGGACCCATCGGCGCGGCGGTCGGCGCGTTAGCTGGACCTCTTATTGGCGGCCTTAAGAAATTATTCAGCGGCCCGACAGTTGCGGAGTCTGTTCGTAAGGCTGGCGCGAAGATGTTTAAGGAAGGTATTTCAAAAGGTCTATCCGAAGCGATAGAGGCCACACGGGAGTCAACGCAATCAGATTTCGGCGCGATGATGATGCACATGAGTGACATTATTGAAGAACAAGGTGGTGTCATCGCGATGGGTATGGAAAAAGCCATCAGCAGTGTGCGTGATATTTTTAGTGCTGTCGAACAAGGCGGCATCACAACCGAACAAGCTGCCAAGACGTTTGGCGAATCGTTTAGCAAGATTGCAAGCGCGATGGTTGAGTCGGGCGGCATCGCGACCTCTAAATTTACAGAACTCATCACGCTTGCTGAACGTTTCGGTACGACAGGCGAAACAATTAAGTTCGTAGGCGAACAAGCGAAACTAGCATCCGTCGGCATCGCGGCAATGTTTGGCCCGACGATTGAAGAGGCGAAGGGATACAACGCTGCACTAGCGAAAAACAGGGAAGAGTGGGAAGCGATCCACGCACCGCTTCAGTCCGCTCTAGATGACTATGAAAAAGTTGATAAAGCGTTTAAGGAAGGAAAAGCCTCCCAAGACGAACTCGACGTAGCCTCGGCAAAATACAACCAGACGCTAGCGGAGTATCACGACCTTGCAGCGGAAGAAGTAGAACTGCGAGAGAAGCTTAATAAGTTGGCGTCGTTGTCCGGGGAAGAACTGGAAGACCTCGGGACGATAGCGGTTGCGTCGTTTGAGTCCGCTCTTGCTGCGGGGATGAGTTTTACGGAAGCGGTGGAAGCACATGGTCCTGCGCTTGATGCGATTATCGAGGCACAAAAAGAACTTGGAATTGAATCTGATAACGCTGCCATTAAAGAGTTGTCACATTTCCAAGATCGGATTCGAAACAATAAAGGATTAGTCGCGGGAGTAGAAGCGTTAGACGACACCATGTTGGCGTTGTCCCGAACTGGATCGTTAAACGCTGAAACCCTCGGCGCGATGGAGCGCCAAGGGAGTCGAATGTATGACAAGCTGATCGAAAAAGGGTTCACGCAAGAACAAGCCGTTCTAATGATGGGTCCTGCGCTGAAAACAATTATGGAGGCGCACGAAAAGCTCGGCATCCCAGTTGATGAAAACACACAACGATTAATCGACCAAGCTAGGGAAGCTGGACTGTTGGAAGACGAACAGAAGAGCGGATGGGCGGCGATTACAACGGCAGTTAGTACGTTAGTCAGCAAGATGGACACGTTGATCGATAAATTGATGGGCGTGAAAAACGAAGCCGATAAGATCCCGAGAGAAATAAATATCGCCGCGCATGTCAGCTATACAGACAGCGGAATAGATACGTCAGGACAGCATGGCCTTGAATTTGCAGCGCAACATGGTGGCATCGTTACTCGACCATCTATCGGTCTAGTTGGAGAGGCGGGTCCCGAGGCTATTATTCCTTTGAGTAAACTCGACAGTCGCGACGAGCGATTGTTTCGGGAAATCCGTTCTCTCAAATCCGAACTCCGTAACCTTCCAATCCATTTACGGGACGCCATACTGCTGGCGCAATAAGTCATGCCGACAGTTACCGCCACTCCTGAACTCTATACTCGGTACGGTGGATGGCTTCTTGGGGTGGCGGGGAGTAGCGAACTCGGAACGTCCACTCGTATCGGAGGCATCGTCACGAACATCACTTCCGACGCTCTTCTGGGCGAAGCAGATTTTGAATTGAGTTATGGCGTGGGTGGGGCTGGTCCGCTCGACCGCGTAGCTGAAACAGGAACATTGATTTTTACTTTAGACAACAGCGCCACGAACAGCCATGAAGCTCAAGGCGCGTATTCACCCGGACATACGAACGCGCTTGCTGGTTGGGACATAGGAAACCTTATTGAGCTTCGCATTACGTACGGCGGAACAACCTATTACAAGTTCACCGGAACGCTCAGTAAGATTTCTCCGGCCGCTGGTCAATACCAGAGTCAAGCTGTTGAATGTGTCGCCGTGGATTGGATAGACGAGGCGGCCATTTCTAAAGTTAAAGGCGTAACCGTTCAGTCGAACAAACGGAGCGATGAGCTTATTAAAGACCTTGTCGACAACGCAGTCACAGTCCCTCCAAAGTCGACCGATTACGCAACTGGGCAAAGCACGTTCGTAACGGCATTCGATAACCTATTGGACGCGCAAACGTCTGTCCTTCGAGCGTTGCACGATTGTGTTATTTCCGAACTCGGCTACCTTTACATCAAGGGAGATACAACGGGTGGAGGGGTACTAACGTTTGAAGACAGACACACAAGGCCCAAGACAGGAGCGGCGGTTGGTTCGTTTAATAACACCATGACCGGCCTTGAAGTCGATCGAGGTCGCGACGGGATTATTAATACCGCCTACGTTGTTGTCCATCCGCGCACGACTGACGGATCGACGTCCGTGTTGTATGAACTAACGACGACCGGAAGCACGCCATCTATTCCATCAAATTCAACCATCACAATAAGTTGTCCATATCGAGAGGCGTCCATTAACGCGTATCGCGTTGCGGCCGCGACAATTATTACTCCCGCGAGTGGAAGCGATTGGATCGCCAATTCCGCATCTGATGGTACTGGAACTAATTTAACTAGCGATGTAGACGTAAGCGTTAAGACGCAAGCCGCCAACGCTGTCGACTTGGAGATTACAAATAACAACGCGACAGCGACCGCCTACTTAACGACGCTCCAAATTAGAGGAACGGCCATTCGGGATGTTACAGATACCGTGATGTCGGCAACGGACGACATTTCAATGAACAAGTATGGAGAGCGGGATGTGCGTATCGATATGAAATACGAATCGAACGCTGGCGAGTACGGTAACGAGATCGCGAATTGGATTTTGAATATCTATAAGGACCCACGTTATGTCGTTAACGGATTCAGGTTGGCATCAAACATATCCGATACCATGATGACCCAGTCGCTCGCGAGAGAACCCGGAGATAAAATAGTGTTCGCGGAGGCCATGACAGGAATAAGCACAACCGATAGTGGTGTCGAGGTTGGTTATTTTATAAACGGAGTTCGTATGAGAATCGGCGCGGGTGACATAATTACGACCGAGTGGGTCTTAGCGCCAGCTACCGCAACACAAGCGTGGGTTCTCGATCAAGTTGGTTCAAGCGAGTTGGGCTTAACTACGAACTTGGGGTTTGCATGATAGATAACGTCATTCACGGTCCAGCGGAGGGACACCAACATGCAGGCGTGTCCGACGTTACGTCTTACTTGGAAGTGCATAGTCGAGCGATGACGAAGGCAGAAAAGAATGTGTTTGAAGTTGCCGACCCGATCGACGCCTATATTAATCATGGGCGTTGGGTTATCAACTGCGAGTGTAACGGCGGTGGTTTAACGAGTCCGACGTTCAAGGTGTCGTGTTGTTTCGATTGCGGAAGACGTTACGTGAATATTGTGTTTCCTTCGAACGCTAAAAAGATTGAACGCGAACTTCTTAAAAGGCGCGAAGCGCATCATCGGAATTGGAAAGGCGAGTCGTTAAAAGTACTCGCCGCTGAACAGAGGTAGGAGGGTAAAACTGTGGGATGGACCTCGGCACGCACTTGGGTTTCTGGAGAATTAATTACGGCCTCAATTATGAACACGTATGTGCGTGACAACCAAAACGTTCTCAAGACGCCCATAAACGATTCTGGTCAGATTGAATTTACAGATGCAGCGGAATTGACCATAGCGAGCGGTGTTATCACCGTGATTCAAAATTTTCATTCTGTCGATTCTGAGGGCGATGCGGCCTCAGACGACCTCGCAACTATTAGTGCGGGTGCTGACGTAGCGGCCGGGTTCGTGCTAACGCTTCGCGTGCAGGACGCAGCTAGAACGATTGTTCTAAAAAACGGTACGGGGGCACCTGCCAACATCGACATCGGAGCCGACGTAACACTGGATGAAACTTTCAAGACTTTCAGCCTCGTGTTTGATGGAACAAATTGGAGACCGTGGTCGTTTGCTGCCGCACCAACGTTCGCCTCGCTCAGTCCACTCACGACTCGTGGCGACCTCCTTTACGGATCAAGCGGTACTCCGACTGGCGCACGTTTGGGCGTTGGAGCGGCCAATACTGTACTGGGGGCAGACGGAACAGATACGGCATGGCAACTGAAACCGCTAACGACACGTGGAGACCTTTTATACGGATCGTCTGGTGTACCGACTGGAACGCGATTAGCGGCAGGAGCGGCGAACACGCTGTTGGGGTCTGATGGAACTGACGTGGCATGGCAACTCAAACCACTCACGACACGCGGAGATATTTTATATGCGTCTTCGGGTGTTCCGACTGGAACGCGATTGCCTGTGGGAGGGGCGAATGAAGTTTTAACGGCTGATGGAACTGACGTGGCGTGGGCAGCAGCAGCAGCAGGTGGCAAAGTCCTTCAAGTCCAGCACTTTCATTACGAAGCCCAAGTCGGATCGACATCCAGCACATTCGCCACGACGAACGTTACAGACATCATCACGCTTGCCG